TGACAAATTAGCTGCAACCTACTTGGGATTTATTTGTATCGCCTCAATATTAATTTGGTTAAAATAAACAATTTAAAATGTTTTTCAGACACGCTCTAGTGTTCATGTTAAAATAATTGCTCGCGTCTTTATATACGCTAAATCCGTTTGTTCCTATGTATACGCCTTGCGTAGTTGACGTCATGGAATTGCGGCCGCTGGTATGTATACTGGTAGACCCGACCACAAATCCGCCTATTTTTGCAACAATCGCATCGAGTGTATCCACGTCGATAAGATCGGCCGTTATGGTTTTAGACTTTATGTATTCGCCATTAATGTACAATTTCCCATCTGAGCCATAGGCTATAAGTTGACGATCGCCATTGTCAGTCAGAGCGTTAAAAACAGCTTCTCTTGTCACTTCCGCATCCGCAAGTACAGATACGCTCAACATCCCGAGGATGACTCCGGAAGAATTTCCGACAGTACATCTGATGGCAGTGGTTCTGTTAGTTATCCTATCCCATGCGGAGAATTTCATATCTATTCCCACGCCAGTTCCAGAAATAGCGTTCCATGTGCTTCCGTCTTCTGTATACTCAAACGTCCATCTACCGGAAATGTTTTGTTTTCTCTCCTCTGCTCCTGTCTGCGAATACAAATGAAACACCAGCGGAGAAGGCGAATAATCATATCCGCCAGAGCTGTTTGAACATCTTTTGATCGTTGTTGTTTCACATTCAAGGTAATAAACAGTGGCATCTTTTCCGTTCGTACCGTTCCCGCCAGCATACTGTTTTGCAATATTAAAGCGCTTGGTTATTGTTATTCCGTTATAAGTCGTTGAAAAATCAACCCATCCAATGTCTTCGGACAAGCTCTTTACGGAATAAGTGTGTGTACCTGAAGACCACGTGCCTGTTATGTTTTCTGTCGAGTACGATATAGCTGCTTCTGATGTAACATCCGATTCCCCATAAAAAACCTGTACTTTTACCTCGCATCTTGGAAAACTTGAATAGTTTCCATCCGCATTTACCGGGATTGCCTGATACTCACTTGATAACTGTATAACCAACGGAATTGCTTTCTTTATTTTTTCATCAATAGCATCTCCAGCAATATCTTCTACATCCTTACCACCTATAGTAAGAGTTTTGGCGGCAATCATGACATTGCCATCATTATCAATATAAAATGTTGTTTTATTTTCCTTATCAGTGACATTCAGTCCTTTACCATTGATCAGTTTTCCTGCTAAAACGCCAGACAGGATATAACTCGCATTTATATATAGCTCACCGTCCTGAATATAAATACCTTTATTTTTCCCATTGTCGGTCAGTTTATTGAATATTTCAGGCTGTCCCAGACTATTATCATACTCATTAATTGCATTATCCACATCATCAGAATCCACATAAGACGGACTAATCCAGTCTGTCGAAACGAATGTACCGGATTGTCTGGGTGTTTTGCAGATTTTTATTTCACCTTTTCCATCAGTGGTAGAGGTAACCCACATGTCACCCTCATCATATGGCGGCGTAGGTGTAACCAAAAACACTCGTCTTTTTCCATCTGCGGTATCTTGTGCCGTTGATGCAGCATCAAGCGCAGCTTTTATATCAGGATCATCAAAGTTTTCCCAACTATAAACGCCATCAATCTTGACGAAACGGAACATTTTCTTAGTATTGGTATTATAGAAAATATCATCAATGTGTTTTTCCTTCGCATCCGTATCAGTCCAGTCTGACGCTGGCTTATTCGTAAGCGTAGGGTCATAGGAATCAAAATACTGTGTGTTTATATCCTTTATCTTATCCCCAATAACTGCGTCAACGTAATTCTTTGTTGATTCTTTCGCTATCTCTTCAAGAGTTTTCCCCCTCAATTGAAAAGAATTTGCTACAATATCCACACGCCCGGTTGCAGTGTCAGCTTTAAACATGATATTTCCATCAGAATCAAGGACGGTAAAAGCCCCGGTATTGATCCAATCCGCATTAATTCCAATACTGTTCAAAATCTTTGTTATCATGGTACCATCCACAAGTAAACCTGCGTTCCATGTTCTTCCACCGTCTGTACTTACCGCCCAACCTTTTCCATTAAGTTCAAACACAACCTGGGATTCTTCCAGTGTCTGATGGTCACACATATAATATACTTTGCTTCCATCATCCAGTGTTTTAATAACTGGATAAAGGCCCACTTGCTCTTTCATTGCCTTTTCCAGTTCTTCCATTGCTTTTTCCCATTCAGTTTTATTTTTGTTTAAATGTTTTCTCAAATACTGGTAAATTTTCGTTGCTTCTGAAAATCTTTCAGCACTGTTACGCAATGCTGATTCTGCGTCATTTGACATTTGATTGTCTGCATCAATAGAAAATACAACATTGGTGAAAAAAGTCTTATATGACTTTAATTTACGGTCATATACTATTGCCCCGTCACCGGCTTCAATTGTAGGATCCTGTAATGCACTGACATCCATTGGCCTGAATCTCAAACCAACTACACGTCCGCCAATCATTGAAACAATCTCTGCGGCATTGTCCTTATTGATTAATTTATTCCCATCAATAACAGAAGCATATCCGTCTGATCCAGACTGAAATGTTACCTGATTAGAGTTCTCATCTTCAGTCACAACCCTTACACATGTGATTACAACATCATCCATGTCCACATTTACATCCGTGACAACATTTGTCTGTAACGTATGTATATTTGTACCTGCCGACAAGTCAGACATATTATACCAACCAGCTGATAACTGACCACTTTTATTACATTTCCAAAAATGACCAGAAATCTGACCAACCCACGCCAAAACATCACGGAATGTCATAGTGTTATCATCTGGTTTTTTCTGAATCACATAATTGTAATACTCAAACTGTAGAGAATCTGTTGCTAAAGTCACACCGCAGCACCTACATGCATCCTGTACAATCTGTAATAGCGTTGCAGGATATGTAAGATTACTCTTGCTGTAATTAACATCAAATTTATGCATGTTGTCCAAGCATTCCAGTGTAATGATATCGCCATCATAGCTTGTATCATTTACTGTAAACACGCCCTTAGAGACAGCTTCAGTCTTACCAGATAAACTCAATGACACTTTTATATTTGAGATTTCAGCACCTGTAAAATCGTACTCAGTAAAATCATCATACATGTTGTTCAGTCTTAATGTGAACTTCTGAACTATTGCTGAACCTATATCAAAACTACCCGTACTAGATGTAGAATCATTAATTACAAAACCATTATCCCACAGTTGGCTGTCGTCAATGGGGATTGACTTACCAGATGCTAATGTAATTGTACAGGATCCTGAAAAATTTCTGTTATCATTTTCTAATGCTGCTTTGAATGCGGATGATACATTAATCATTTTTATTACCTCTCAATCACATCAAAATCAAGTGTGGAATAACGTTCATGACCTTTCGCCCACCATTTTACATTTGCTTCCATATCACCTGTATAAAACTCTTTTGTTACATCAGTACCAGCTAAAGGATCCCAGTAAGTTACCATTATATATTCTGGATCAAATGCAACAAGAATCTGGTGTATCTGCTCTTTTGTCAGATTTACCCAACCAAGGCTCAGAGTGCGCTTTTTTGCAAGCCTGTTCTTATGCATCTTAACATCCTGTGTTCTTCCTGCATTCTTCGCAGATACATCTGATTTTTTCCATTTAAACTTAGAAACTTCCTTGGGTAGTGTCACACCACCCACTTTGATTACAATGTTGTCCATGTGACACCCCCTGTCAAATTGTCTCAGTTACCGCAAAACGGTAATCATATTTCTTTTTGCCCTTGCGAACTACCTTGTATAGTGTTTCGCTGTCAGCCTTCAGTGTAAATTCAAGAGTAACTTCTTTTTCAGTATCATCCCTGTCAAGGATTCCGCTGGCATTGAACGCATCAAGTACAGCTTCAAATACACCATTCTTGATACCGTCAACGATCTGATTGTTATTAGCTACTGCATTTCGGTTTCCCATCTTACCGACCATCTCAGGTCCTGCTTCGTTTGCAATGAATAACTGTCCCATTTCCGGGAAACCACCCTTTGCGTACCATTGCAAATTAAAACGTGGTAATGAAAATGAGAAATTACCAATACGGATGCTCCCACCTGTCCAGTCCCAACCAATGTGTGGCATAGGAATATGAACACTTGAAAATCCGTTTGCAAAGTTCTGAATGATACTTGATCCTACATCAAACAGGTTTGGAATAGCATTCCTGATTGTCTCAGGAAGTGTACCAAGAACACTGGTGAATGTAGAAACTTTTTCATTAAATCCATCTTTCAGGCCTGAAACAATGTCAGAACCTTTTTGTAAGACTTTGTTCTTGATGTTTCCAATTGCTTTCAGTACTTTACCCGGAATTTCTTTAATATAATTCAGGAACTTGCTGATATTATCTTTCACACCTTTCAGCAGGCCATCAATGATATATCCACCCTGTTCAGCCATAACGGTTGACGGTGAATGAATACCAAATGCAGCTGTAAAACCTTTCATGAATGGTGTAAAAATATGATCTTTTATCCACTCTGCAATGCCAACAACGGCATCCTTGATACCTTTAAAGATTCCTTTGACAACATTTCCACCACATTCTTCAATCTTCTTCTGGAAGTATTTCTGAGCACCAGAAACTGCATCAGAAAGAAGACCACCAAAAAATGCAGATAAGCCACCAAATGCAGCGCCAATAAGTTCAAAGAATCCGTCAGCTATGCCGTTCCAGTCAATAGCAGCTAAACCATCACGAACTTTTTCACCAATTGTCCACCAGTCAATGCCCTCAATCGCAGCTATGCCAAAATCAAAAACACCTTTGATTCCATCTGATATAGTTTGTCCTAAATTGACAAAATCAATGGTATTTACTGCATTATTGACAAAATCTGCAAGTGCTGTACCAGCACCTGTCCAATCGAAGTTATTGATAGCGGTATGGAAGAAGTCCAGAATGGTATTGATGCCATTACCGAACGACTGACCAACTAACGCCCAGTCAGTTGTTTGAATGAAGCTGTTTAGTGTATCAGTAATTCCTGTTGCGATATTGCGTACAGTTTCCTGTATCAGGTTCCAGTCCAGACCACCCAGCGCACCATTGATACCGTTACCAATTGCTTTCCCAAGGCTATCCCAGTGGAAATTTTCGGCAAACGTATTTGCCATACCGAAGGCGGTATTGATGCCTTGAGCAAGGGTATTACCAACCAGTTTCCAGTCAACTGTTTCAAGAAAACCGTTCAGAAAAGTGGCAACACTCTTTGCAATCTTGTTGCAGGTGTTCTTGATCTTATCCCATGGGATGCTGTTCAGTGCGGCATTCAGTTTGTTACCGACCATAGCACCGATTTCTGTAAAATCAGCATTCTTCCATGCCTGTTTAATCATGTCGGCAATCCCTTTAATCTTTGAAGGAATGCTTTCAGTCTCAAACATATCTGAAGGTGACAGACCACCTGTATCAGCTATTCCACTGTTACTGTCAGAACTGCTGTTATCATCCATCTTATTGATCTGGTCAAAACTCAGAATGGTACGTTTCAATTCCTCATTTGCTTTTTTGGCATTTTTAGCTGAATTGGCATTACTGTTCAGGCTCTTGGCGTAATCCTGCTGAACTTTTTTCGCTTTAATGTAAGTTGTTTTACCTGTTAATGCACTCGTCAACTGACCAAATGTATTAACTACAGAAATAATCTTCTGTATGAGACTATTCAGTATTGGTGCTACCACATTCAATATCGGTGCAAATGCTGCCGCAAAAGCATTTTTTAACTGCGTCAGGGAAGACATCAGCATTGAAATACTGTTATTTGTCTCACCACTGTACTGTGCTAGGTTTTTGAATCCATCTACTAACGCACTTCTCAGCTTGTTCACCAAAGCAAAAAGTGACCTGATACCGAACGCATATTTGAGAATGTTTTTTAATCCACCGCCCAGTCCACCAGATGCTGATTTTGTTGCACCTGTGAACCTTCGTAAAACAGGAATACCGCTTGTAAACTTCTGTATGAGTGCGGCGAATGCACCAGATGTTCTTTTAATAACTGTAGTTACCTTCGTCAATGCAGACGCTGTACCGCTGATAACTTTTTTTAGACCACCCCAGCCCTTTTGAGCAGCATTCAGTCCCAAATTTCCAAGACCTAACGCACCTTTACCAATTCCTTTAAAGATTTCTTTCGGTATAGAATATCCCCTTGTAAATGCAGTACCGTTTGACTGCATTTCAGCCATTTCATTTTTGTACCCTTCAATCTCATTTTTGGCTCCCTGAATGTCATACTGTAATGACTTCCAC